GTAAGGCCTGGTATGGATACTATAGGTGAAGGTTCAGCTTTACCCTCAGGAAATGTAGGATTAGATATGATAATGGGACTAATGAAAGGAAATAAATAATGGCATTTGGGGCACGTATAATAAATCCTATAGATTTTAAACCTAGTACAGCACTAGGTGTATCTATATTATTTAATGCCCCTGGTGTATTTAATTCAACCTATGTTAGTAAAGATGCAATAAAAAATAATTTAATTAATTTTTTTCTTACTAATCCTTCTGAAAGATATTTAAATCCTAATTTTGGATCAGGGTTAAGAGCTTTTATATTTGAGCAAATAACAAGTGGAAATATAGAGTTTTTAAAAGAAAATATTGAATCTCAAATAAGATCATTCTTTCCTACTGTATTAGTTCAAGATTTACAAATTTTACCTAATAATGACTATAATTCTATATTAGTCAATTTAACATATAATGTTATAGATACTAGTGTAGTAGATACTATTCAACTTGAATTTACATAATGGCAGCTAATAAAAACATAACTTATATAAATAAGGATTTTAATGAGTTAAGAGCTAATTTAATTAATTATGCTCGTACTTATTTTCCTACAACATATAACGATTTTTCTCCATCTTCCCCTGGGATGATGTTTATGGAAATGGCTTCATATGTAGGTGATATTTTATCATTTTATATTGATAACCAAGTTCAAGAAAATTATTTACAATTTGCAAGACAATCTAATAATTTATATCAATTAGCTTATATGTTTGGGTATAAACCAAATATAACCGGTGTAGCTGCTGTTACAGTTGATTTTTATCAACAAGTTCCTGCTAAAACCTCGGGGGCAGAACAAGTCCCAGACTATGATTATGCTTTATATATACCACAAAACTCAATAGTTTCTACTAATTTAGTTTCACCTACAAGTTTTTTAGTTCAAGACGACATAGATTTTTCTGTATCTAGTTCTTCAGATCCTACAGAAGTATCAGTATACCAGATCTCAGGAAATTCTCCTACTTTATTTTTACTAAAAAAGTCTAGAAAAGCCATATCAGCTACTATTAATACTACTACTTTTTCTTTTAGTTCTCCTACAGAATTTGCTACAGTAGAAATTAATGCCGATAGAATTATAGGTATATTGGATATAACTGATAGTAATGGTAATGTGTGGTATGAGGTAGATTATTTAGCTCAAGAAAATGTATACGATTCAATTCGTAATTCTAACCCAAATGATCCTAATAATTCTAATAATTCAGGTGATGTTCCATATTTATTAAAACTTAAAAAAGTTCAAAGAAGATTTGTTACAAGGGTTTTAAATGAAACTACATTGCAACTACAATTTGGAGCAGGGAATGTTAATGATAATGATGAAGAAATTATCCCAAATTCTGATAATATAGGATTAGGATTATTATTTGAAAGAAATAAGCTTAATACAGCTTATGATCCTACAAATTTTATGTTTACCAAAACATATGGTATAGCTCCTTCAAATACAACTTTAACAGTTAGGTATTTAACAGGAGGTGGGGTAACAGCAAATGTTTCTGCTAATTCTATTAGTAGTTTTTCAGGCAATCCAGTATTTAAAGTTACAAATCTAACTACATCAACCGCTAATCAAGTATTTGCTTCATTAGCAATCAATAATCCTGAAGCAGCTGATGGGGGGAATGATGGGGATACTATTGAGGATATTAGACAAAATGCTATAGCTAATTTTTCTACCCAATTAAGAAATGTAACAGCTAATGATTATTTGGTTAGAGCTTTATCTATGCCCTCTAAATATGGTAATATAGCTAAAGCTTTTATTGAACCTACTAAGTTACAAAATACAGGATTAGGTGAAATACCTACTACATTAGATTTATATATTTTAACTTATAATATAAGCAAAAATTTAACTACTACTACTACTACTTTAAAGCAAAATTTAACTACCTATTTATCCCAACACAGAATAATTGGGGATTCTATTAGAGTTAAAGATGCCTTTATTATTAATATTGGATTAAATTTTGACATTATAGTATTACCTAACTATAACTCAAACGAAATATTATCTAAATGTATAACAGCGTTACAAGATTATTTTGCAATAGATAAATGGCAAATCAATCAACCTATAATCCTTAGAGATATTTATATCTTATTAAATAGAATTGAAGGGGTTCAAACAGTTAAAAATATAGCAATTACAAATAAAGTAGGTACAAGTTTAGGATATAGTCAATACTCGTATGATACCGCAGGAGCTACAAAAGATAATGTAGTATATCCTTCACTTGATCCTATGATATTTGAAGTAAAATACCCAAATACAGATATTCAAGGCAGAGTAGTACCTTTATAATAACATAAAATGGCAGTATATAAAATATTCCCTTCTCAAGACGCTACAATATACTCGGCTTATCCTGCTATGAATACAGGATTAGATGAGATTTTAGAAGCATCTACTAATTTTAAAACAGGAATTTTACAAACAAGTGGGGAATATCCACAAACTTCTCGTTTTTTAGTTCAATTTGATTCTAATGAAATAGCCTATATAAGTTCTTCTTTAATAGGAACTAACCAATGGGCTTCTAATTTAAAGTTATATGTAGCTAACGTTGAAGGACTTACCAAAACTACTACAATATTAGTAAATGCCCTATCTCAATCTTGGGAAATGGGAACAGGTCATTATTTAGATAATCCCGAGGTTCAAAATGGTGTATCTTGGATATGGAGAACCCAATCAGGAAGTAATGCTTGGTTAACTAGTGGGTTTGGGGCAAATTCAACAGGCTCATATAATTTAACTACTAATCCTAATTCTGCAGGAGGGGGAGTATGGTGGACAGGTTCTCAAGCTTCTCAGTCTTTTTCATATTATTCAAGTTTAGATTTAAATTTTGATGTTAAATCTATTGTTCAACAGTGGACTGGAAGTGCTTGGCCTAACTATGGATTTATTGTTAGACAAACTCCTTCTCAAGAATTTGTAAATAATATTAATGAACAAATAACTTTAAAATATTTTTCTAGAGATACCCACACCATATACCCTCCATGTTTAGAATTTAAATGGGATGATTTTATATGGAATACAGGTTCCTCTACTCAAACCATAATAACTAATCCCCAAGTATATGTTTCATTAGGAGATAATCCTGGGGTGTATTATAGTGAAAGTATACAAAGATTTAGATTAAATGTAAGACCACAATACCCAACTAGAGCATTTCAAACCTCATCTATTTATACTAATAATTATTATTTACCTACTGCTTCATATTATGCTGTAAAAGATTTAGATACAAATGAGTATGTAATAGATTTTGATACAACTTATACTAAAATAAGTGCAGATTCAGATAGTAATTATTTTGATATTTACATGAATGGGTTGGAGCCTGAAAGGTATTATACTATATTGGTACAAACTACTATAGAAGGAACTACAAAAATATTAGATAATAATTATTTATTTAAAGTAACCAATGGCTGAAAGAATTAATTTAAATAAAGACGTATTTAATCGAACTGAATTTTTTAATGCTGTAGATATTGGTTTTAATGAATTAATACCCCCAGCAGAGTTACCTCCTCCTCCTCCTTTTACAGTAGAAGATTTTTTTGAACAATATGAAATTTTATTTTTTGATATACCTAAAGAAGGAGATATAAACTCCCATCAGTATTTAGCACAAAAAAGTGGTAATTATGTAAATTTTGAACAAAATAATATTGATATTCAAGCTTTATTAAATGAAATAACTGAATTAAGAAAAGAAAATTTAGAATTGTTAATAACTAATGGTACTTTAGAAGCAGAATTAGCCCAAGCTAAATCTCAAAATGCTTAAAATGGAAATAGAACCTATTATAACCCCTATAAATCCTGATTTATTTTTAATTCAAGATTATACTTTTGAAGATTTTTCAATTGTATCTAGTTTTGAAATTGAATCTACTTTTATTCCTAATGTTAATAATGTAGATTATTTTATATATGATGCCAATAAAGTTTTATTACAAGAAGGACAATTAAAAGATTATTTTTTTACTGAGGACCCTAATATAGTAAAAACTGGTGGGTATTCTACAATAAACATTGACCCTGTTAGTACATTAAAAAATAATGGATATGATACTGGGGTTTATAATGTTTTATATACATTTTTTCAAAATGAATTAAATAGTAGTCTTTTTAACTCGTTTTTTATAAAAGAAATTTCTTCAGATAGAACAGAATTAAGACTAATAAGTAATACAATTTCAGATTTAATTCTAGCTGAAGAATTTGGTGTATTACAATTAAAATTAAATAGCACCACTTATTTTAATGAATTTTATCTAAACTTTGGGAATAATCAAAATATTATAGGAATTAATATAGCTTTAGATGGTAATAGTATTTTAATAAAATTATATCAACCTCTTCCTCCTCAATTTGATATAAAATCAAAGTGTTTTATTTCTACAAAAGTAGCAGATCCTATAGGGTATAATGTATCATTTATCCAACCTTTAAAATTAATAGATGAAAATATTGAATTTATAAAAGGTCCTAATTACAATTTACAGATTCAACAGGGCATAAATAATAGTACAGATTTTAAATCTAATAATGATATTTTAAATACTTCATTAACTAGTTCTTTTCAGCAAGTTCAATCTTTATTTCAAGAAAAAAGTGTCGATATAAATATTAATTATACAACAGGTTCTAGTGTAGCGTGGGAAAATTTTGTAAAATTTGGCTCAGCTGAACAACGTATTAAAAATTTTTATAATAAAGTTTCCCTAATTCAAGGATACCAAAATGACATAGGTACCAGAATATTTAATATTACAGGCTCAACTTCTTCTTCGCTTTATGTATCTTCTAGTAGGGTAATATTACAAAATAAAATTGATAATATAATTAAAAACTTTGATGATTTTGAATATTATTTGTATTTTACTACTAGTTCAATATCATACCCTAAAACTAATTCAAATCCTCCTTATTCCCAAGCTAATACTGGGAGTGCAATTGCTTTGAATTGGTTAAGTACTTACACAGGATCTGGCGCAGTTTATGATAAACTAAATCAAAATAATTTAATATATCTTATTCCTGAGTTTATTAGGAATGAATCCTTAAATACTCCTTATTTTTTATTTGTTGAAATGATGGGGCAACATTTTGACAATGTATGGGTTTATTCAAAAGATATAACTAATAAATTTGATACAGATAATAGATTAGATTATGGTGTATCTAAAGATTTAATAGGACAAATTTTAAGAGATTTAGGTATAAAAATATATTCTAATAATTTTCAATCAGATGATATATATACTTCTTTGTTAGGAATTACTCCCTCAGGAAGTTTAATTTCTCAAATTTCTCCAAACACTACTGGATCTTTACCTATTCCTAATAATAGTGGTTTAGAATATATAACTTCTTATATAACTGCTTCTTCACAACTTATACCTAGTGAAGATTTAAATAAAATGTTATATAAACGTTTATATCATAATCTTTCATATTTACTTAAGAAAAAAGGAACACTTCCTGCTATTAAAGCTCTTATAAACACTTATGGTATTCCTGATACTATTTTAAGGACTAATGAATTTGGGGGTAAAGATAAAATTAATACTAATGATTGGGATTATTGGTATAGAAAATTTAATTATGCCTATACTCAATCAGGTAACAACTTTATTTCATCTTCTTGGCAATTAAATTCAAATTGGGCATCCCCTAATAATGTTCCTGCAACTTTGATGTTTAGATTTAAAACTAACGGATTACCCACATCTAATATACCTAGGTCTCAAAGTCTATGGATGATTTCAGGTTCTGCAGGAAGATCTACTATTATTTTAACTTATACTGGATCTGGGTTTAATAGTGGCTCATATTCAGGATCCATAATAGACCCATACTATCAATATGCAAAATTAGATTTTATACCAAATACAGCAAGTTTAAGTACATCTGCAAGCGTGTATTTACCATTTTATGATGGTGGGTGGTGGTCTGTAGCACTTGTTAGTAGTAGTACTTTTACATTATTTGCTAAAAATTCAATCTATAGTGGGTATGATGGAAGTCAATTAGGATTTCAAGCTTCTAGTTCAGTAGTAGGGAATAATCCAATATGGATAGCAACTAATACTTCATTTTTTGGAACATCAAGCTTAACAAATTATAACAATTTTTCAGGCTCATTCCAAGAAATACGATATTATACAACCCCCATAAGCGAAAATAATTTTAATAATTATGTTGTAAATTCTAGTCATATAGGTAATCCTAATACCTTAGCTTTTAGAGCATCGTTAGGTGGGGAATTATATACTAGTTCAGTTTCAATACACCCTAAAGTGACAGGATCCTGGGCTACTACTTCATCATTTACAAGTAATAGTAATTTCTTTTTTAGTGGCTCCCCCTATTTCAATTCTAACGAAGAAAATGTATTTATAAATGAGCCACAAGCTGGAATACGAAATAGGGTTAATGATAAGATAAGTATAGAAAATACAATTTTACCTGAGGGGGATACTTTGTCTCCTTATATTAGCATCCAACAAAATTCATTTATATCTCAATCTTATACACCTAATTTTAGTCAATTAGAAGTAGCATTTTCTCCCCAAAACGAAATAAATGATGATATATCAGCACAATACCCTGGTTTAAATTTAGGAGAATATATTGGTGATCCTAGGCAAGTATCATCTAGGGATACCTTTTATCCTGATTTAGATATTTTGAGAGATACATATTTTCAAAAATATTTTAAGAGTTATGATATAAATGGTTATGCTAGACTTATTAAATATTTTGATAATTCATTATTTAAATTAATCCAAGATTTTACTCCAGCTCGTACAAGCTTAGCTACAGGGTTAGTTATTAAGCCCCATCTTTTAGAAAGAAATAAATATCCTACCCCTCAATTAAAATTAACGAGTTCTATTGCGTATGGTGGTGGAAATATTTCTTTAGGATTTCAAAATATTTTAATCACAGCTTCTATAAATTCTAGACAAGGATTATTAAGTGGTTCTATTATATATACCGCTTCTCAAGATCATGAATCCTTTAAAATAGAAACTATAACAGGATCACAAGCAGGTTATTTAAATACTACTCAAAGTTGGAGTGGTAGTAAGATTGGATTATTGGGTAATGTAAATTTTATTCAAAATGAAGGAACAGAATTTTATAATGGTGAATTTAGTGGTTCTTCTAAAGTAGTAACAAACGGAGAATTAACTACTAATAATCCTTTTTTAGATGTTTATAATCAAAATTTAGATACAGGTTCAAGTGATTATAATATATTAATAAATAATGTACTTGAATCCCCTAAAATCCCAAATTTTGTTGATATTGATTATACTCAAGGAAGTCCTAATCCTACTAATTGGAATTTTATAATTTCTTCTAGTACTAATATATACAATTCCCAAATTCAATTATTTAATTATAACACTAAAAAAAGTAGAAATCATAGATATGAAGGATCTAAATTAATTGGTTTAACTTATAATGAATTTACTATATTATCTGGGATTAATTTTATTACCTCTTCTTTTACAGGGGACATATTTCGTTATAGTAAGGATATATCATATGGAAAAGAACCTGTTATAAATTATAATTCAAACATTAATTATAATGCTGAATTTGTTAATGGGTTATATCCAGAATTGTATAATTATACTGCTTTGAATATAAAAGATGCTGTAATATATGATAATAATGGTAGTATAGTTGAAACTATAAATTCGGAAAATTTACCACTTTTTAATAGTATAATTAGACAATATACTTCAAATTTACAAAAAGCAGAAATATTTTCTAACACCGCAAACCCAATTAGAAATACTAATATAATTTTTAATAATGAATATGTAGGGGGGATAAATACTAAATATTTTATTCCTAAACAACAACCTACAGCAAGTACCGAAATAAAATTATATAAAGATTTACAAATTCAAGAAAATTTTTTAAAATGGTATAATCCATCATCTAATGGAATTTTACCTCAAATTATATATACAGCTTATACTAAAGAAGAATTAAAAGAATTTAGACTTCAACCCCAAAACAACATCGGCGTTGTATCACAACCAGTAATTTTAAGCAATAGTGCAGGAAATGGTGTATTAGATATTTATTCCAATATTGAGATTAAAAATCAAATTCAATTTTTTAATACTCGAAATAATAGTATAATTACAAAAGATATTGCAAGAGGAGTTATAATAATGTACGTGCCTAATCGTTATTTAAATCCTAATGATCCTAATCTTAATTATATAAGAGTATTTGTTAATAATGATCCCTATAATACACCCCAGCCTCCAAATCCTACTATATTTTATGAAATGAACTACGATTTTAGAGTAAAATATGATAAAATTTATAGTAATGAGAGTCCCTTTCCTTTTTCTATTATAACTCATGAAAAAACTAGTAATGCTGGGAGTGATTGGATTCAAACCCAACAAAAACTCTATTATACTCTAAAAAATAGTGCTGGAAGTTATATAACATCATCTATTGAAACAGAGTCCCCATTAACTTTCTTTACAGGGTCCTTAAATACTTACTTTGATAAAATCGAAAATACTCCTTCTTTTAAAAGAAACAATCAAAATCCTTTTGATTATTTTGGAACTTGGAACTTTACTTTATATACAGGATCATGTCCTTACCCTTTAATAATAAACGAAACTCAACATGATAGTTATAATTATATAGGTACTTATAAAATAGTTGGAAAACTAAATAGAACAGATATCGATAATAATATAAACGCTACACAAGCTTTAAGATTAAATAGATCAATTCAATATGTTAATTTACCTCAAGAAGCAAGTTATATAAAATATGATATAGACAATAATAGTTTTATTTTCCCCTCTAATGTGTCATATATAAATTTTACTCCGTCTGAAAAAGATGATTTTGGAAATGGAAAATTAAAACTTTATTATCCTATAAATGTTAAGGCACTAGTACCAGCAATAATAGCAAATAATTTTAGTTCTAATAATGCATTAGGAGATGTTATTGGAATGTATTTAATATACCCTAAAGTAACATCTATATTTGAGAATAGTGGATATAATTTTTCAGCACAATCCAAAAATATAGGAAATAATGATTTAGCTGCTTTAATTTGGGAAAATAACCTAGAAAATTACCCTATAAAACCTATATTAAATGTTAATAGAGTAACATATTTTCCAGATGGGTTGGGAGATGAAGGAGGATATATTATACCTAATGATTTTGATAAATATATTAAATCTAAAACATTTACCCTTAAATCTACTCCAGTTAGACAATCGGTTTCTAAAATCCTATCTGATTCTGCAACTCTTCCTTCAGTTAATGTTACACTAAGTACTACGAATTTTCCTCAAAACACTAATAATCCTTTTAATACAAAAACTAATTCTTCTAATACATAATTAAACTAAATTAAAAATACATATATTTATAATCAAACATACAAAATTTAACAAATGGGATTTTTAAATAACTCACTAATTACAGTAGACGCTATTTTAACTACAAAGGGCCGTCAATTACTAGCGCAAGGAAATTTTAACATAACACAATTTGCTTTGGCGGATGATGAGATAGATTATACATTATATAATCCAAATCATCCTTCAGGTTCTGCTTTTTATGGAGAAGCTATTCAAAATATGCCTTTACTTGAAGCCTTTCCAAATGATACTCAAGTAATGAAATATAAGTTAACAACTTTACCACGCGGAACTGCTAAATTACCTATTTTAGATATAGGATTTTCTAATATAACTATAAAACAAGGAGCAACTTTAGCTATATCTCCTCAAACCTTAAATTATGGGGGCGGAACACAAGTAGAACCAAATGGTTATACATTTACTATATCCGATGTTAGATTAACAAGTAATTTTATAGGGGTTGGAGTAAATACCCCACAATCTCAAGCTCTTAATCAAACTGTAACTTTAGGAACTAGTGTTTCTAAAACAGTTATAGGAACTACTTTAAATATTAAAGCTACCACAGTAAATACTTTATTTGGTAGTAATAATAGATTATTTGCTTCATTAAATGTTATAGGTAGAGATTCAGGAGCAAGACTTACAATACCTGTCATAGTGACTAAAACCACATCTTAAAATATAAAATATGTCATATAAAAGATTAGAACAAGGAGATTTTGTAGTTAGTTCAGATGCAGTAGCATCTCCAATGTGGAGTAATAATATTTATACTTTAACTAGTTTTTTTACTTCATCTGTTCAAGAATCTAGTAATTCGGGGTTATATTATTTAAATGTATACGATACTGCTGCTACTTCTTCAATTCAATTTGCTATAGCTTACGGAAATTTAGTTGGTAGTGGGGGCGCATACTTTAATAGTAATACACCAGGTTATACTCCTACTGCTACAATTTATGGACAATTTCAAAATCTAATTTTAGGAGACGAAAATACAAATTTTACATTTGGTTCATATATTTCTAATGAATTTTGGGCTATAATATTAGATAGAAATAGATATAAAGAATCAATTTTGCCCGGTTCTTTAACCTTAACAATAACAAACGGTTCAGATGCTATATCTTTAACAGACGATAGTAGATTGGTATCAACTGTTAATTTTAATGAAGCCGGAAGAGTGTATCAGTTAATTTCAGGATCAGTTGGAGTAAAAACCACAGTTACAGGAACAACTAATACAGTAGATGGTTATAGTTTTAATTCAGGTTCTTATGGTTGGTTACTACCCGATATTGGTGTTATTTTATTAAATCCTGCTGCTTTAGGAGGAACTACGGCTGGTGGAGGTATTGGATTAGGTTCTAATAAAACCACAAACACAAATGGTAATAATAATAGACGATTAGAAGAAAAATTAACTTCTTTTAGTTTAAATTCTCAAGAAACCCTTACTTCTAATTATATTTTTATACGTCCTCGAACTTTTGAATTTAATTATTCTGAAAATCCTTCATTTATAAGTGGTTCAACTGGGGATATTATTTATACTAGTTTTATAAATAATCCACAAACTTTTATTACTACTATTGGTCTATATAATGATAATAGTGAATTACTAGCAACAGCTAAACTATCTAGACCTTTATTAAAAGATTTTACTAAAGAAGCCTTAATTAGAGTTAAGTTAGATTTCTAATGAATGAGTATTTACAAATCTCTCCTAGCACAAGATATAAAAGTTATACCCTTTACAGTTAATAAAGGATGGAATTTTCAAGGTACTGCTTCTTTAACAGCATCTAATGTTTCTATTGATGGGTTTATAGGTACCCCTTTTGAGGGAAATTTTGATACATCATTACCTACAACTGGAAGAATAAATACTAGATACCAATATTTAGTATATAATTCTATAAAACAACTTTATTTTTCAAATTTTATAAGCTCAAGTTTAGGGGGAACTGCTAGTTATGGAGACTCTATAAATAGAGGGTATGTAGTTCCTGGATTTGATTCAAGTGGAGATATTTTTGTAGGCTCTTTAAATTCAAATGGAAGATTTGAAAATTATTCTCAAACTTCATTATCTTTTACAAAATTTTTTCCTACATCTTCTTTTATAGGGGTTATATCTATTCCTTCTAGTTTATATGGAAATTATATAGTACCCCATAGTTTTAGAATATCTAGTAATATTACCGCTTCTAATACAACAACCGCAACTGGTAGTTTTATATTGACAGATGATGGAGAAGGTAATATTTTTATAACAGGAAGCAGTGGAAGATTTTATTATGGTAATATTTTTTATAGTCATGGTATAATAGTTCTTACTAATTCTGCTTCATATGCGTATGGGTGTAATGGGGGGGATGTTGTAGAAATAGGGTATGGGGGAATAGGAGCTAGTTCATCTTATGGTACTGCAAGTTATGGTGCTATTCCTAGTAACTTTATTTTACCCGCAGCATATCATTTCACAACAAGTTCTACTAATGATATAACCTGTTCATTTTCTTCTTCATTAACTATATTTGAAACCCAATATAAATGTACTATTAGAGAAAATGAATTTAATTATAGTGTAAATCCTTCTATAATTTCTAGTTCAAGAACTGGGGTGCCCTATGATTTTGCTACAGGTTCATTTTTTGATCCTTATATTACTACTATTGGTTTATATAACGACGATAGAGAATTATTAGCTGTAGCAAAACTCCCCCAACCTCTTAAAGCATCATCAACTACAGACACTACAATATTTATTAATATAGACAAATAAAACCAAAACTATGGCAAAAACTCTAAGTAAAACAGGAATAAATAACTCAAGTACTATTCAAGCTTGGCATATATCTCAATCAGTAGATGCTTTAACAGGAGCTAGTGATTACGATATAACTATTAGTGGAAGTTTAGTAATAACAGCAAGTGCTAATCAATTTACACCTGTATTAACTGCTAGGGGCCAAATAAATACTTTTAATATTTCATCTTCAGGAAATATATCTAGTTCAACTATTTTTGTTTCAAATGATATAACAAGTTCTGCTTTTAGAGTATTAAATAATGCAACTATAGGAGGTACACTAGGTGTAGCAGGTGCAACTAATTTAAGTAGTACACTAGGTGTAGCAGGTGCAACTAATTTAAGTAGTACACTAGGTGTAGCAGGTACAACTACTTTAAATACACTAGGTGTAGCAGGTATAACTACTTTAACTAACCTCAATGTTAGTAATGATATTAGATTAGCAGGAACTTTACAAGCTACTGGATCCCAAGGTAATTTTAATCAATTATTTGTTTCTAATAGTAGCGGTAATCCTTATCCTAGATTAGGTTGGAATGATGGTGCTGAATGGGATTTTTTAACAAATGTTGGCGGTCTTCAACATGGGGCAGCTTGGTATTTATCTTATCCACAACTTACTGAAGCTAATTTAACATCATTTCAAACTTCTTCTGATGGAAATACTTGGGGGAATGGTGTTATAAATGAAAATATTAAAAGTATGTTTTATGGAGAAAATATTAAAAGTAATGGAATCGAGTTAAGTCCTGTACAAGGTAATAGTACTCAATGGGCTAGATTTGAATTTAATACTGGTTATGTTTTTGTTGATCAATTTTGGCTTAGGGGTAGTACTCAATATTCATCATTGTATATAAAAGTTGAAAAAAAGGATGCGACAAACAATTACACCCCTTTATGGGAAACTACCCGGTCTGCTGGATGGCCCGGGCATATAGTAAAAATAAGAAATGTTGGGGATGGGGATTTAAGGGGAATTAGGTTTACTTTTAGAAATATATCAGGTTCTGAGGGCACGGATAATGGAAAAAAAGTTTTTATTAATTGTTTTAATTATTTAGGATCTTATTCAGGAACTAATGGTCCTTCATTTTTTAGAATTTATGACTATAATAGTACCCAAGCTAATATTAAAAAACCTTTATTAGTAACACCAACAAATACACTTAGTTTAATTACATCTTTATTTACAATAGGTCAACACGATAACAACTTTAAAGCTGGTTTTGCTAATGGGGCCGGGGATAGTATAAATTCAGAACAAGCTAAAATAGGTATGTGGTGGAATTCTACAGTAAATTCGACTGCTAACCCTGTTACACACATTGGTTTTCTAAGAGGTGATAGTAATAATAGCTCGGGAATGACATTTAATGTCAATAATACCGAAATGATGCGTATCTCAAATACAGGAGCCATAACAGCCTCAGGCGCTATCAGCTCTTCAGCAGGCTTATTTAGTACAACCCTAACTACAACAGGAGCTATAACTTCATCAGGTGCTATCAGCTCTTCAGCAGGTTTATTTGGTACAACTCTAAGGACATCAGGAGCTATAACTTCATCAGGCGCTATCAGCTCTTCAGCAGGTTTGTTTAGTACAACCCTAACTACAACAGGAGCTATCACCTCTTCTATTATTTCTGCTTCAAGCGGTATAACAGCTTCAAGTATACTAGCTAATAATTATAGAAGAGCAACTGCTAATCTTACAACATTAGGAAATGTTATTATAGATGCTAGTTTAACAGGTAGCGTAACTTGGATTGCTAATTTCGGAGCAGGTGATTATAATTTAACAGCATCTATGCCACAAGATGGATTATCATTAGATATATACATACAAAATAATAGTAACTATTATCCATCCTTTAATCTTTGTAGCACTATTAATAATGTTAATTATTCTCCGGTTAGCGGAGCACGTAGTGTAGGGATTATTAATGGAACCCTCCAGAGTATCCAACGAGCTTTTGTCCAATTTAGAAGAGTAGGGAATGTTGTTATAGTAGGGGCAATAGCTAATACGTAATTTATGTGGTTATACAATAATAAAGTTATAGAAACATTAGACGATTTTCCTCCCAACATATACGGGTTTATATACATAACTACTCATATACCGAGTGGAGTATCGTATATTGGGAAAAAAGTGTTATTTCACAATGTTAAACGTAAATTAACACACAAGGAATTAGCCGAACACCAAGGTGCAGGTCGTAAACCAACCCACCAAACAATCCAAAAGGAAAGTGATTGGAAAACATATTATGGCTCTGCTAAACCTATCCTAGAAATGTTAAAGGAAGGTAAACAGCAAGAATTCAAACGTGAAATACTAGAGTTAGTTTACAGCAAAAAACTGCTAACATACTACGAGTGTAAATATCTATTTAAACATGGGGTATTAGAAAACCCCTCAGAATACTTCAACGATAACGTTTTAGGCAAGTTTTACAGGAAAGACTTTGATTCCAAGTAGGGATTTTATATATTCCCCACTATGGTAAATAATCTAGCTATAGCTCTAGTCAATTCAGTATTAGGACAAGGTAAACCCACTGCTCGTGGTAATCAAGCCTATACTTGTCCTTTTTGTAACCATTCTAAACCTAAACTTGAAATAAATTTTGACGAAAACACAACATACTATCAAAAATGGCATTGTTGGGTTTGCGATAAAAAAGGTTCTAAACTACTAAGTCTATTTAAGGCTATGGATGTTTCTCAAGAAAAAATAGCAGAGCTTAAATCACTACTAGGAAGTGGGTTTAGGATTATAACAAACCAAGCTAAAACAGATATTAAATTACCTGACGAATTTAAACCTATAATCGATATAACTGAAAGGGACATTATTGGAAGACATGCTCTATTGTATTTAAAAAAGCGTGGTGTTTCTAAACACGATATACTAAAACACAATATAGGGTATTGTGAAGGGGGAATATACGATAAAATGATTATAATACCTTCATACGATAACGAGGGTAAATTAAACTATTTTGTAGCTCGCAATTTTAACCCAAATTCTAAAGTAAAATATAAAAATCCATCCCTCAGTAAAAATATTATACCTTTTGAAATATTCATTAATTGGGCATCTCCTCTTATATTGTGTGAAGGTTTATTTGATGCCCTTGCTATTAAACGAAATGCTATACCTTTACTAGGGAAACATATACAAGATAGTTTAATGAAAAAAATAGTTACCTCAATGGTAAAACAAATATATATAGCTTTAGATAAAGACGCTATGAAAGATTCATTGCGATTTGCTGAGTTGTTATTAAATGAAGGTAAACAAGTATATTTAGTTGATTTAGAGGATAAAGACCCAAGTGAAATGGGCTTTAAAAAATTTACTTCTCTAATTCAATCCACTCCGCCTTTAGACCAATATAGTCTAATGGCTAAAAAACTCCAACTAATATGATATTAAAACACTCGTATGATAGGATACTAGAAATATCCGATGACCATAAACAAATCACAATGCCCGATTCTCGTTACTATAGACGTAACGGAGAATATTACCCATCCATCACTTATATACTACAATATTACCCAAAGGGTAAACATTTTGAAAATTGGCTTAAACAAGTAGGATATGCTTCAGAATATATAGTTAAAAAAGCATCTGAAGAGGGTACTCAAGTACACAATTTGGTAGAAAAATATTTAAATGGAGAAGAACTCCACTATCTATCCAAAAATGGAGATCCAATGTACGCTCCTGAAGTTTGGCAAATGTTTTTGCGATTTGCAGAATTTTGGGAAACATATAATCCTAAACTCATAGAAACCGAAGTTCATCTATTTTCAGACGAACTTAAAGTAGCAGGAACATGCGATTTGATTTGTGAAATAGATGGCAAATTATGGTTATTAGATATTAAAACCTCAAATCACATGCAAACTACCTACGAGCTACAAACCGCAGTTTACGGCAAATGCTACGAAGAATGTTTTGGCAAAACTATAGAAAACTATGGAATACTGTGGTTAAAGTCATCAAAACGCAAAGATAATAAAGAAAAAATGCAAGGGAAGGGATGGGAAATAGTTACATCAGAAAGATCGCAGAATGAAAATCTCCATATATTTATGATGGTAAAACAATTATTTGATTTAGAAAATCCAAATGCGGAACCACAATTTGAACAATTTAAAACCACTATAAAAAGAACAACATGAACAAACAAATCTTATCCGAAGAATTTATCCGCATGCAGAAGCTTGCTGGGATCATTACTGAAGGTGAAAACTCTTCTTTATTGAAATTTATTAAAGCTAATAAAAACGAAATAGCTAAAAAACTAAAAGCAATTCGTTTAGAAGATATTGCAAAAGATGATATGGGTGATATTGGGGCATTAGCAATATATGACGATGATGGTGATGAAATGGAAAGCGGGATATCATTTAGATATGCTAAAGATGGAACCAAAAATTTTACAGGTGAAGATGGTGATAAACCCAAGTCAATAACTATAGCAGGAGAAAAATTAATGTATATTGAGTACAATATCTAATATGAGCAAACAAATCCTATCCGAAAAATTTCAACGCATGCAAAAGCTTGCAGGCTTCCAGTTAAACGAGAATACGCAAATGTTTGAAGCTAAAGAAGATCTATTCAACAAATATAAATCCAAAATCGAAACACTTCGTGATGAATTTATTGCCGATTTAAAATCGAATTTAAAAGATCTTAAAAAATTATCTAAAGAAGATAAAACCAAATTATCTCAAATGATTCGTAATCTTACGGGAGCTGTAGATGATGCGTTGAGTGAGGGTAAGAAAGTAGAAGATACCGAATAATTTAAAAAAATACATATAATAATTCAGAAGGCTTGGGCATCCAAGCCTTTTTTCATATATTTATAACAAAATCTGCTATGATCAGACTAATATCCCTCTTAAGAGAAGCCATTGAAAAACCTAAAGCTATATTTTTAGCAGGTCCGGCGGGCTCAGGGAAATCTACAATAGCAAAACAACTATTACCTTCAGACATACCTGTTCTAAACATTGATGACACATACGAACAAATGTTAAAAGATACAGGTTTAGGGATGGATATAAAAAATTTTACACCTGATCAACTTTCTCAAGCTGCTAAATTAATGGCATCTGCTAGAAAAGTTACAGACGAAAAATATCAAGAACTACTTAAAAGTCTCAATAATATTATAATAGACGGAACAGCAGGAGCATCAGGTCCTATTCGCAAGAAAAAAGAACAACTTGAAGCTTTAGGATACGATACAATGATGTTAATGCTATATGTTTCTCCTATAACATCTCTAGAACGCAATCAAAATCGTCAACGCAGTTTACTTCCGGGTATTGTATTACGCACTTGGAGAGATGTAAACTCAAATATAGATACATACAGAGATATGTTTGGGGAAGATAAATTTATTTTAATAAACAATGATCCCTCAGATGCTGAAACACAATTTAATCCTGAGGATGTTAAGGCAAGATTTTTTGATACTTCCACTGCTAAGGGCAAACCTAAAACACCAGAAGAACAAGCTAAATCAGATGCTGAAGCAGCAAAACTAAATCAAGACATACAACAAATGGTAGATACACTACCTCAGTTTGATAATTTATCTACAGCTAAAACTAAAATAAACCAATTTTTATCATGAAACTAAACCAATTACGTAAGTTAATTAAGGAAGAACTAGAAGCAATACAAGAAAAAGAATTTTCTACTAAATCATATGAAATAGACGATGAAGTAGGTAAATTTTTTGTAGTTACAAAACCTAAAAGTAAAAAAACTACAATTGACGATATTGTATTTGAATCCGATGTATTTCACTTTGCTAATCAAATTAAAGGAGGTTTAGCATTTGATGATGTTATAGGATTATATGAACAAAAATCTGATGCTCGTAGAAAAGGTACCGAATCTTTAAAAGAATACGACATGCAACTTAAAGAAATGGAAGATGCTATGAATGAATTTAGAGAAGCTAAAAAAGGTATTGACGACAAGAAAAAAGTAGCTAGAGAAAAAATCGAAAAACTTAAGTAATAGTGAACCAACTTACTAAACATTTAATAGGGGAACTTCTTGAAGACAAACAAGTCATAGGTTTGTATGGAGGAGGTTTTAAACCACCTACTAAAGGACACTTTGATGTTATAGAACAAGCTTTAAAAGAATATCCCGAATTAGATAAATTTATAATTTATGTTGGGGGTGGAGTTAGAGATGGTATTACCCAAGAACAATCTTTAGCGGTTTGGGATCAATACAAAGACCTTTTAGGCAATAAAGTTGATATTCAACCTTCCCCTTCTCCCATAGGTGATATTATACGCTATGGTAGAGATAATCCCGATCAAATTGTATATTTCTTTTTAGGAGAAAGAGAAGGTAAAGAAAGCGATGTAGCTGATACAGCAAGTCGCACTAAAAATATTGAAGAAAAATATCCAAATATAAAAATAAAAATTATTAAATCCCCTGATACTGGGATTAGTGGAACAGCAGCACGTAAAGTACTACTTAACCCAGAGAAAACTTTAGAGGATTTTAAGCAGTTT